ATTAGTAACTGCTGATGAACTGCCAACATTTGAAACTGTTGCTAATCTAACTGTACCACCACTAACGTAAGTATGTGCAACATTACTTGGTGGTAAAAAGAAATTTAATTCTGTAGCTGATTTTGTTGATACAACAGGATAAACTCCTGAAACTGGAACTTGTGGATAAACTTTATCACCAAATTCGCAATTTGTTTTAATTCCAAATAAGTTAACTGTATCACTTGCTGATAATCCATTCGTTGCTGTAGTAAGTACAGCTTTACCTGTCGCTATATTATAAACAAAATTTGTAACTGCTAGTCTACTGTTATCTGATTTAACAACTTCACCACCACTTACATAAGTTTGTGCAACAGTACTTGTTCCAATATCAACTTGAAATGTTGTTGTTGTTAAATTTGCTGCTTCTACTGTAAATGCTGTACTTGTTGAAATTACAGGATATGTTTTATTTCCTGTAGGACAACTTACTAGTAAATCTCTTATTTCAACTAAATCTCCAACACTTCTAGCGTGAGGAATTGCTGTAGTTACATCTCCACCTGTAGGACCTGTAAACCCTATATCATTACCATCAATTCTAACGCACTCATCTACTTTATGGTTAGCTGAACCGTTAACTATATCAACTTTAACAGAACCACCTTTAGTATTAACTCTATAGAGTGATGGACCACCAACTTCTGGATATGTTTTTGCACCGTTAGAACAAGTATAATTTAATCCCCATAATCTTACTTTATTAGTTGCTAATAATCCGTGAGCTGTAGAAGTGTGAATTGTAATAACACCTGAACCGTGAGCATATGGAGCGTTAGTTATTGTTAAAGTAGTATCATCTGCTTTTCTAACTGTACCACCACTTACATAAGTATGAGCATTGGTGTCAGTTCCCATTTGAATTTCAAAAGAATTAGCAGTTATATTATATTGACTAACTTCAAATTCTCTTGAAGAAATTCCACGAATATTATTATAAACGTCTTCCGTACCGCCGATACCACCAGACTGTTCTTTTATTTCTCTAATAGCGTGATGTTTTGCGTGTTTAACAGCATATGCTAATGTTTTATAAGGTTGACTTTCTGATCCTGAATCACCATCTACTCCTGTTGGAGAAACCCATATAACATTTTTAGCTGAATTACCAGACCATAGAACATCAAAACCATCATTAGTTAATACTGAACCTGGAAGACCTATAGGTAATCTAGCAGTACCAGCTTCGGACTGCGTAATCATATCACCACGAGTCTGTAATACAGCACCAGAGTCACCTAAAGCAATTCCTTGCCAAACTGTTCCATCTGTACCTGGTTCTATATTAAGAACTTGGTCTTTTAAATTAACATAAGAGTTAGAAAGATATCTAACTGTTTCACCAATATTATAAGTTGTAGATGTACTATATGCACCTGTCCATTTAAATCCTTCAACTACTAAAGACCAATAAGTTGTATTTACAATACCAGTATTTAATGAAGGTCTTTGACTTTGAGCGTCTAATACGCATACATAAGAATTACCACCATACTGAACTGTATCACCAGTTTTGTATAATGTTCCGTGTACATAAACACCTTGTGCTTTAAAACCTGTAGTTACTACATCCCAAAACTTTTTATTTGACCGATTATAAATAAAGTTTGAAATATTTTTATCTGCGCTTGTAGTATATGAAATCTTTTGAGAAGTACCACCACTTACATAAGTATGAACAATTGCTGATTTATCAGTAGCAACAACATATGTACTTGAATCAGGTACATCATAAACTTTAAATATTCCTGAATAGTTTGTAGTATTAGGATATGTTTTTTGTCCTGTTGAACATTCAACTACTATACTATCTAATTTAACTAAATCATTTCTACTTAATCCGTGAGTAGCAGATGTTACTGTAATAAGTCCTGTTGCATTATCATAAGAAAAACCAGAAAGAGCAGTTGAACTTCCAACATTTGAAACTGTTGCTAATTTAACTGTACCACCACTTACATAAGTATTGTCAATATTACTTGGTGCTAAAAAGAAACTTAATTTTGTAGCTGATGGTGCTGCTTTAACAGGAAATAATCCTGAATAAGGTGCTTGTGGATAAACTTTAGTACCAAAAGCACAAGTTGTTTGAATTCCAAATAAATCTATTGTATCACTTGCTGATAATCCGTGCGTTGCTGTAGTAATTACTGCTTTACCAGTTGATGTATTATAATTAAAACCTGTAATTGCTAATCTAGCACCGCCAGATTTAAGAACTGTACCACCACTTACATAAGATTGTGCAACAGCACTTGTTCCTAAATTAACTTGGAATTCAGTTGCTGTTAAATTTGCTGCTTCTACTGTAAATTGAGTAGAAGTTGAGTGTATTGGATATGTTTTCTGTCCTGTATCACATTGTACTAATATATCTCTTACTTCAATTAAATCGGAAACACTTCTTCCGTGAGCAGATGATGTAGTAATATCACCGCCTGTTGTTTCTTGTACAGCTGGAGTTCCTGGTGTATTGCCAGAAGTTTCATTTGCTTGAACATAAACATAAGAATACCCACCATAAGTTACTACATCACCTTGTTGGTAAACTGTAGCAGCGTTATAAGAATCTTCAAATTGTAAACCTTCTGAATAAACTGAAAAATTTTCTTCAGCAAAATCTGATAGAGCACCACCCGAAGTATGAGCAACAATACATTTATATTGATATGCACCAAATTTAACAACATCATCTAATTTGTAATATGTGTTAACTTGGAAGTCGCCTTTAAATGCTAAACCTTCACTATAAATATCAAAGTTTCCTAAAACTATATTGATATCACCACCAGACGCTGATGTATGTTCAGTAGTACATCTATATGTTCTACCACCATACTTAACTAGGTCGTTTAATTTGTATTGTGTACTAGAAGCATAATCACCTTTAAAAATAATACCATCACTAAATTGTTCAAAATTAGATTGATTTAATACTGTGCCTGATGATGTGTGAGCTGTTGTAGTACGGTATTGTTTACCACCATAAGAAACTAGGTCGTTTAATTTGTACCAAGTTCCGTCAGCATATGCACCTTTAAAGTAAAATGATTCTTGGTGTAATTGCCAATATTCTGTAAATGTTCCAGGACTTGTATAAAAATCTTGTTCTGTTGCTGGTGACGTGTGGTTTTGAATACACACATAAGCATTACCACCATATTTTGCGATATCATCAATGACGTAGCCAGTTGTTCCTGCCCAATCGCCTCTCCATTTGAATTTTAATCGTCCTAATTTAAAATCTGCCATTTTTCTCTCTTTTTACCTACTAATTTTATCCATCTTATACAGCACTTTGATAAGTTGTTGTATTAACAGGTGCTGTTAAATCCTCAAAAGTATTAAAGTCATCAATTGCTAATTCTGACCTGTTTACTATTTGATTTGCTCTTCTAACTAAATCCCCACTAGTACTATTTATAAGAAAAGTAGTTGTGGTATCTTCTGAATACTTAATTTGTTGGTACCTATCACTATCATTATTATAATATCTTTTATTAATTTGACCAACCACAATACTAGCACCTGTCGCTGGAATTAATACGAAATTTAGTGCTGTTCCACCTGTTAATGTATAGGTTGAATATGCTTCTTGTCTAACACCATCCATAAAACAAGCTATTCTTGTTTCATTTAAAACTGGTGTTGATAGTGTAAATTGTTTGGTAGCACCATCTCCTGTGAAATATTGAACTTCAAACATCTCTAATCTTTCTTCAAGGTAATCTCCTTCATCCCTAGCAACACTATCAGATTTACCATCTTCATAGTAGTTTGATACAACTATTTGTTCAGCGCCTACGTTAGGATTGATAGAAGATAGATAACACATACCTTCTTTAGTACGTCTTATACCATTAAATGTTTTTTGTTTTTTTATTGAACCTGGGACTATATATGCCATTATTTTCTCTATATTTATTTATTAAGTTATTGCCAATATACTTGCTACTGCCTCAACATCAACAGAAGTTGAATCAGGAGAAGGATCAGCGACCACTCTTAATACGTCATTGTTCTCCAAATTTACTGGTTTATCTAAAGTTAATGTATTACCAGCTGGAACTTCTAAATTTTTACCTATATGCCTAAATGTCGTTCCACCATCAATAGTAACTTTTACATTAACTCTTGCTGTACTGTAAGCACTTTTATTTGAAATATATAATGCGTGAATTACAGCAGTTTCAGAACCAGTTGCTGTATATAAATCTGCTGATGAATTATCTAAAACCCCTACAGTAATTCCTGCATTTTTAAATGACGAAGGCATAATTTTTTATAAATCCTATGAACCAAATACCACAGAATATGCTAATGCGTCATCCGCTGTACCAATAGTACCTGAAGAATTAGGTAATGTTAATATTCTATCAGCTGTTGGTTCTTCTACTGTTAAAGTAGTTTCAAAAGCATTTTCCAAATTTCCTTCAAATATAAAATTTGCACCGTTCATAGTAATATCTCTATTTGTAACAGAACCATTACTAGTTGCGTCTTGCAAAGTTACCGAACCTGCACCACCAATTTCTCTAATTTGATTGTATGAGTTTTTAATATAAAATTTACCATCTGTTACATTAACAGCTAACTCTCCAACCTCCATATTACTTGTTGCTGGAATACGAGTTGCTACTTCTGTACGGTATGGTTTTATTTTTGTTGCCATAGTTTATTTCTTCCTTTTTAATTTTGCTCTAAATTTAATTCTGTTTACTAATTTCGCTTTAGATAATCTTCTATCTAATTCAATTCCTAATTTTCTACCAATTCTTTCTAATTCTTTTTTTGTTTTATTCTTTAAATCTTTAACTGTAATAGTAGTAGTCTTTGGTTTTTCAATGGCAGGTGCACCTGAAAGCAAAAACCATTTAATTTTCTTCCAAAGATTCATTAGAAAATTCCTCCATCTATTGTAGTTACTTCAACCTCACCAGCTGTTATTGTAAAGTTATCAGCAGTAAAAGAAGCAACACCAATGTTTGATGTACTTGCTAATTCTCCGACAATTTGTAATTGATTACCAGTTGCAATAGTATTGATTCCTTCACCTGCGATAAATTCTAAAACACCACCGACTCTTACTTGTCCTTGTGATGAAGATTCATCAGCAAAATATAAAGGATCAGCAAGTTTATCACTTGCAATTGCACCTGCTAACATATTACTTGTAACACCTAATGCTTTAACTCTTATTTGGTCACCTGAAACTTCAATTGAACTATTGTCAGGATTTGTATCTATAGTATTACCATCTTTAACTAATCCTGCACCTGCAGTAATTTGACCTGCACCAGAAAATTGTGCTACATCTAAATCAGTTGTTCCAAATGTTGGAGCACCTGTGTGTGTAAATACATAACCGTTATTAGCATTTAAACTTCCTTCTTCAACAAATACGAAAGCACCACCACTTAATTCAGATGGTTGGTCTTCTGGAGTTGCTCTTGTTAATACAAAAGGAGTTCCACCTGCACCAACTTGGTCAACTACATAAATACCGTTTTCGCTAGCATCTGTTTGATTTTTAACTAAAATTCTATCGTTAACACTTGGTGTTGTTCCATCAAGTGTTATTGCACCGTTTGATGTAGCAGTTAAAGTTGCACCGACACCAGCAGTTCCGTTTGAATAAGTTGCTGCTAAATTAACAGTTGTACCTAATCTACAAGAAGGTTTAGTATCTAAACCTTGAGCAACTTGGTCAACGTATGCTTTGTTTGCAACTGATTGATTTTGAAATCCTGCTCTATCTTCATAACCACTTGGTAAAATAACTGTACCAGTTCCGTGTGGTGTTAAATTAATATTTTTATTTGCCGCTGTTGTTGTAACTGATTGACCATCAATTGTAATGTCATCAATTACTAAAGAAGTTAATCCTGCAATATCTGTTTCAGTAGCACCTAAAGTTAATACTGAACTACCTATTGTTGTTTGAGGATTTGCTAAATTAGAATTTGATATACCTGCACTACCCGATAAATTTGAATCTGTTAATGTGTTCGCCTGAATTTCTACATTGTTATCGGTAACAACTGTATCCATACCTGCGCCACCAGCGAAAGTTAATGTTTCAGCTGTATTGTAAGTATCTGTTCCTGTATCACCTGCTAAATCAATATATTGATTAACAGTCATAAACTCTAAATTACCAGCACCGTCAGTTTTTAAGAACTGACCAGGAGAACCATCAGCACCTGGTAATGCAAATGTTGTTGTAGCTGATAGTAAGTTAGGTGCTTTAAGTCCTACAAAGTTAGTACCGTTATTAGTACCTTCATTAAATTTTATTGTTCCACCTACACTAGTAGAATTACCTACAATGAATTCGTCTATTGCTTTATTTGAATCTATTATTACAGCACCGTTTGCTGTTAATGTACCTTGTACGTGATCCAAAATTTCAGCGAAATATTGTCCACCGATAACTGATATATTATTTGCGTCACCATTTCCATCAACTCCACCTTCCCCAATGAATAATCTATCTCCTAGATTACCTTGAGTTCCTGTTCCATAAGTAAATGCTAATTCCCCAAGTTTTAATGTAGCTGGTGCCGAAGTACTTGATGAACGTTTTATCTGTATTACTGTTGCCATATGCTATTTTTTAAAAACTCCCACAATTAAATAATAGTGTTCCTGTTGTAGTAACTATTTCGGTTCTAGTTACAAATTTATTATCACTAGACCTATATTGAATCATTGCGCCATCATCTAAATGTGTTGTATCAACATCACCAAGAAGAGCAAATTTTAGGGAAGAATTTTGTACTGCTACCGTAGATGGTAAAGTTACCGAAACTGCCTCTGGACCATC